CGCGTCTTCACAGCCGGTGACAACGTTGTCCGTTTCGAGCCAGAAGGTCCAGAAGACGAAGACGTAGCAGAGCAGGCGACGAACTACGTTAACCATGTGTTCTACAACCAGAACAATGGTTTTATGGTCTTGTACAATATGTTCATGGACGCGCTTATTCAGAAGACAGGCGTGGTCAAGCACTACTGGGAAGAACTGGAAGACGTAACAAGCGAGAGCTACCAGAACCTCACCGACCAAGAATACAACCTGCTGCTCCAAGACGACGAGCTAGAGCTAGACCAGCACACAGAGAGCACCGAGTACCGACAAACCATAGATCCAGCCAGTGGCGAAGTGATCCAAGTCGAAGAGACCGTGCACGATGCTGTGTTTATTCGTAGATCTGTACAGGGCAAGGTCACAGTAGAAAACGTACCACCGGAAGAGTTCCTGATCAATCGCGGTGCTAAGACCATCAAGGACGCACGGTTCATCTGCCACCGTTCTACCAAGAGCCGTAACGACCTGATCCGCATGGGCTTTGACGAAGAGCTTATAGAAAGCCTACCGTCCTACAGCTCCGGTGCAAACGACATTACCACCAGCCCAGAGTACATGGCGCGTCATTCGTACGACTCAAGCCAAGTATCTCCGCAGCAGTCGGCAGCAGAACACGATCAGCTTGTAGAGATCTACGAGTCGTATATGAACTTAGAGATGGACGATTCCGAGATCGCGGTGCTTCATAAGATTACGCACAGCGGTAACGAAATCCTAGACATTGAGCCGATAGACTACAAACCGTTCAGCGCTATCTGCCCTCTGCCTATTCCGCACAAGTTCTATGGTCTGTCTATCGCGGAACTTATCCAAGACGTACAGCTCATACGCAGTACTCTGACCCGTAACCTGCTTGACAATATGTACTTGTCCAACAACGGTAGGTTCCAAGTAGTAGAAGGGCAAGTCAACATCGACGACTTGCTGACCAACAGACCGGGCGGCATTGTACGCACACGTTCACTGAACGCTCTACAGCCTATACAGACACCAGCGCTTCAGAACTACGCTTTCCAGATGCTGGAGTACTGGGACAAGATCAAATCAGGCCGCACCGGGGTAAACCCCGCTACACAAGGCCTCCCCGCTGATGTGCTCAAGTCGCACGTAACAGCGGGTGCAATTACCGGAGCGTTGACAAACGCCCAAGGTCGCATTGAGCTAGTAGCGCGCATTTTCGCCGAGACCGGTGTGCGCGATATGTTCAAGGCGATCTACAACTTGGTACAGCGCTACGAGAACCGGAAGCGTATCGTACGCCTGCGGAACAAGTATGTACCAATAGATCCTGCTAGCTGGCGCGAAGACCTAGACGTACGCATCGAGGTTGGTCTAGGCTACGGTGACCAAGACGTAAAGCTGAACAACTTGTCCACGTTTACCACCGTGATCGAAAAGGTCGCAACGCAGACCGAGGGTATAGTAACAGCAGAGAACATCTACAACATGACGCGCGAACTAGCCGAAGAGCTAGGCATCAAGAACGTAGATCGCTTTGTCTCACCACCGCCACCACCGCAGCCAGAAGGTCCATCGGTGCAGGAACAGATTGCACAAGCTCAGGCACAGGCTCAGCTCATGGTTGCACAGGCAGCTCAGCAAGAAGCACAGGTCAAGGCGCAAGAGCTACAGATCAAAGCTGCCAAGGTCGAGCTAGAACGTATGGAAATAGAAGAGACACTCCAGATCAAGCGCGAAGAACTCAAGCTCAAGGGCATCGAGCTTGGCTACGAAATGACCTCTGGCGAAAACGTAAGGGCTTAAAACATGCAGAACCATCTCGCTTCGCGGATCATATCCAGCGAAAACATTACATCAACCGGCACCTCGGCGCAAAGCGGCGCAGCTCCTTTTGGCGCAAGAGTAGTTCGTATAGCTACCACGGCTAACGTAAACATCGTAATCGGCGCTGATCCAACAGCTACCGCTGCTGGTACCTTGATCGAAGCCGGTGCACCTAGCTACTTCGTAGTTAAACCAGCGAGCAGCGTTGGTGGAACCGACGGTGAAAAAGTTGCGTCTATAGGTACAGCTACGGTAAACGTGACCTGGATGGAAGGCTAAGCCTATGGCTAGGCAACATCCCTTTGCACACAGAGTTGTCAAAAGCGAACGCCTCAGCGTTTCATCTACCAGCGTACAATCTGGTACTTGTCCGTTTGGAGCTAGTATAGCTCAGATAAGATCTCACGGTACAACGGGTTCTCCACTTAACTACGTTCAAGTTGGTTTTAACCCAGTTGCTGTTACCGACGGATCGTCTTCGTTCATACACAACGGAGACGCTGAGCATTTTATCGTAATAGCTGATTCTTCCCCGGGAGCAGGTGACGGTGAGAAGATAGCTGCTGTTGCTGAGGCGGGAAGTGCCTATGTATTTATAGACTGGTTAGAGGCATAATCTATGGCAGACGGTGTTAAAATATCCCAGCTTCCGCAGCTTCTTACGGCTGATGTAGACAACAACGACGAGATAGCAATTGTCGATGTATCAGACCAAGCTACTAAAAAAATAACAAAACAAGCTCTGTTAGCGACGACGTTTGATCCTATTGATGTCAACAGTGGTACTATCGATGGTACTACCATTGGAGCCACATCTGCCAGCACCGGTGCCTTTACTACTCTGACAGCCAGCACTAGCCTGAACATAAACAGCTCTACCACGGTAGACGGTGTTATAGACGATGACACAATGGCTACAGCTTCGGCTACAACATTGTCCACGTCTGAATCAATAAAGGCCTATGTCGATAGCCAAGTAGCTACCGCAGACACTTTGGCAGAAGTCCTTGCCTTGGGTAACACAACCGGTGGTACAAACATAGTTGTAAGTTCTGGCGATAGCATCACGACCAATACTATAAGCGAAACAACTCTTGCATCTGGCGTAACCGTAGACGGTGTACTTATCAAGGACAGCGCTGTAACAGCTAGCTCTGGGTTTACAGGAAACATTACCTCCACTGGTACCTCTACGTTTTCCAACATTGACATCAACGGTGGCACAATCAATGGTATTACCGATCTAGCCGTAGCAGACGGTGGTACAGGAGCTAGCACGGCAGCAGGTGCTCGAAGTAACTTAAATGTAGACGTAGCAGGTACAGATAACTCTACCAACGTAACTTTGGCAGGTACCCCTGATTATCTTACATTAAGTGGTCAACAAATTACCTTAAATAATATAGACCTTACCACAGATGTTACAGGTACGTTACCAATAGCCAACGGTGGTACTGGTGCTACCACGGCCACTGGAATTCTAGATGTTATTAAAACAGTAGACGGAGCTGGATCTGGACTAGACGCTGATACAGTTGACGGTGTGCACGCTTCTAGTTTCCTTCAGAACATAAACAGTCAAAGCATTAAAGATTTGTCTGACGTGTACTCAAGCATGGTTCCGTCAGACGGTCAGATTTTAACTTATGATTCTGTTAACAGTCGTTGGCAAGCTGAAGATAACACCGGCGGTGGTGGTGGTAGTTCCACACTGTCAGGCGTCTTGGCCAACGGTAACACAACCGGTGGCTATAACATCATTGTAAGCTCTGGTGATAGTATCACAACCGATACTATAAACGAAACAACTGCTGCTAGTGGTGTTACCATAGACGGTGTCTTACTCAAGGACAACGCTGTAACAGCTACAGGCACTTCCACATTTAGCACAGTAGACATAAACGGCGGCACCATCGACGGCGCAACAATCGGTGGAACAAGTGCTGCTGCGGGTACTTTTACCACGTTTTCAGCCACCACCCTTGGGGGCGCATTAAATTTAAACAGCCAAGCGCTGACGAATGCGAACATTGATAGCGGCACTATCGACGGCGCAACAATCGGTGGATCAAGCGCTGCTGCCATTACAGGTACAACCATCACAGGTACGTCTTTTGTGTCGTCGGGCAATATGACCTTCGGCGACAATAACAAAGCCATCTTCGGCGCTGGGTCTGATCTACAGATTTATCACGATGGGACGCATAGTTATATTAGTGACCAAGGCACAGGTAATTTAAGGATTGCGGCATCCGACAGGATTCAGTTTTATAATGCAGCAACAGATGAGGTTACAGCTCAATTTATTGCAAACGGTGAAGCTGAATTAAGATACGACAATACAACTCGCCTCGCCACCACCAGCGGCGGCATCGACGTAACAGGCACGGTCACGGCCGATGGGCTGACTTTGGATGGTGCTACTCCCTCAATAAGTAACGGAACTTCTCCTGCTGCGTTTACTATTGGCGCATCAAATGGCGCATCATCTAACTTAATCTTAAAAGGTGCTGCTGGAATAGAGATGCAGACCTACAATGGTGGGTGGAAGAAGTATTTTAATCTTGCCTACACAGGCGACATCAGCTTCTACGAGGACACAGGCACCACGCCAAAGTTCTTCTGGGATGCGAGTGATGAGATTTTGGATTTGGCTTCTGGTCTTACTGTTGGCAGCCCATCAAACCCAACGTCATCTGCTGCGGTTGTTAAGGTTGCTGATAGTGCAACAGCAATTCAAGCGTTTGAAGTTACAAACAGGATCAATGCCGATTTTGTGTTTAAGGTGCAAAGCAACCTTGTGACAGGCGGGTCTACAATCGCAAAGCCGATTGCGTTTATGACCAATAACACAGAACGCATGCGCATTGACAGCA